TACTGCCTTTCAGATGCAGAAATTCTACGAACGTCTTGCTCGTGGTGGCAGCCGGTATACAGAAGTGCTTCGCTCTTTCTTTGGCGTGGTTTCTCCGGACGCTCGTCTTCAGCGCCCTGAGTTCCTCGGCTCTTTCACTAAAATGGTTAACGTCAATCCAATAGCTCAGACTTCTGCAACCGACGGCACTTCCCCTCAAGGCAACCTTTCTGCTTATGGTGTTACTGCTGCCAAGTTCCATGGCTTTACTAAGTCTTTTGTCGAACATGGTTATGTTTTCGGCTTTGTATGCGCTCGCGCCGATCTTACTTATCAGCAGGGTATCAACAAGATGTGGCTTCGCTCTACGGTTTATGATTTTTACTGGCCTACATTCGCGCATCTTGGCGAACAGGCTATTGAGCTTCGTGAGATCTATGCTCAAGGTTCTAAAAACGATACTACTGTTTTTGGCTATCAGGAACGTTATGCCGAATATCGCTATAAACCTTCGCAGATTACAGGCAAGTTCCGTAGCTCTGTAACCGGTGGTAACCTTGACGTTTGGCACCTTTCACAGTTCTTCAAAAATGCCCCGACTCTCAACGAAGAGTTTATTATTGAAAATCCGCCTATTGAGCGCATTATCGCTGTTCCCAGTGAGCCTGAGTTCTTGCTTGACATAGGCTTCCGTTACACTACTGTGCGTCCTATGCCTATGTTTGGTACACCCGGCCTTGTTGATCATTTCTAAAAGGAGCTGTTTTCATGTCTTGGCTTTCTAATACTTTAGGCAGCGTCGCTGGTTCTGTTCTTGGATCTGTAGTTCAGAATCATTACAATTCTGCTAATGCAGCACAAGCTAACGAGTGGAACGTTGAAAATTATAAACATCGTTATCAATGGGCTGTAGAAGATATGCGCAGAGCTGGTCTTAATCCTATTCTTGCTGCAACTAATGGTATAGGCGGCTCTATATCTGGAGCTTCAGCCGCTTCTGTAGGTATGAGTGATATTGGTTCTACCATGAACTCTGCTAAAGCCGCTAGTGCCGCTGAAAGGCAGGCTAAGAATGCCGAGAATCTTGCAGCGTCGCAAATTGATAAAAACATCGCAGAAACCGATTCTGTGCGTCAGAGCACCCATGGTACAGTTCTTCAGAATGGTATTCTTGCAAATGATTTGAATCTTCGTGAGCAGACTTACGAAAAACGTCTTGGTTATGAGCTTGAAAAGATGAATTTGGAGCTTGAAAACCTTCGTCTTCAGGGTTCTTACCTTAGTTCTGGTGTTTTAAACAACATTGCTGCTTCTAATCGTGCTAATTCTGCCGCTGCTTTTGATAATATCCAAACTGAAATGGCAGGCATGGAACGTGATTTCTATAAAAATATTGAAAGTCTTATAGGTGCTCCTAGGTCTGTCGTTAGCGGTGTTGGTTCCACCGTCAAAAATGTTTTAGGCTTCCTCGGAGGTCGCTATTTTGGAAGGAGATAAATTTTATGTCTAACAAAACTACTATGATTCTGACTTTTATTGTTTCTGTTGTTGTTCCCTTTATTCAGGAAGTTGTGGATCTAATTGAAGCTCTTAAAGGTAGAGCTTCTTCGAATACTGTTACTGCTAAAAAAGTTGCCTCGGATTTTCAAACCGATGTTGCGCAGCTTGTTGAGCCAGTTGCTAATAAGAATGATTCTAAAAAAACTAGCCGTTTTTTCGGTTCTTGGAGGGATGCTAAATGAGGCGACGTCGCTTATCTAAACGAGGTTCTCGCCGTCTTTTCCGGCGTACCTCCAGATCTCGTCGTAGAAATTTTAAAAGAGTAGGACGAGGTGGATTTAGGATTTGACATTCTGACTTAGTCCTGATACAATCGGTACAGGTGATTAATATGGTTTGTTATAATCCTATTCTTATGTACCCGGTCGAAGGAGCGATTACGAAAAATGGAAAGCAGCATTATAGTTTTTACGGTAGCCTTGCCTCTCACCCTGAGCTTTCTGGCGATAGCCGTTTCATTCGTTGTTCTTGTAAACAATGCATCGGTTGTCGTCTCGAAAATAGTAGACAGTGGGCTGTCCGTGCTGTTCACGAAGCCCGTTCTTCGTCTTCTGCTTATTTCGTTACTTGCACTTTTGATGATTGTCATTTGCCACGTAATGAAAGCTTAAGCAAGAAATTTCATCAGACTTTCATGAAGAATCTTCGTCGTGAGTATGGCAGCGGTATTCGTTTTCTCGGCTGCGGTGAATATGGTGAACTTCATGGCCGTCCCCATTATCATTACATATTGTTTAATATTGATTTTGATGACAAAATTTTTCGGTTCCGTACAGACGGTTATAACACTTATACTTCTGCTCGCTTTGCCAAGATATGGAAATACGGTATGCATCTTATTGGCGAGTTTAGTTTTGACGCTGCTGCCTATGTCGCCCGTTACATAGTTAAAAAGCAGACTGGAAGTAAAGCTGCTGCTCATTATAAAGGCCGTACGCCTGAGTTTATGCTTGCATCCAATCGTCCCGGCATAGGTGCTAAATGGCTCGAAGAGCATGGTGAAGAATGTTATGCTAACGATTATGTTGTTATCAATGGTAGAAAGATGCGTCCTCCTCGTTATTACGATAAGAAATTCGATGAAACGCATCCTCACTGGATGGAGTTTATTCGCAATAACCGTATTGAGAAGATGCTGCATAACTTGGAGAACAATACTTTCGAGCGGTTGATTGATCGTTGTCGTGTTCAGGAAGGTAAGTATAAGCATTTTCTTGGCAGAAAACTTGACAAGGTATTGTGACTGTGTTATCATTAAGTCGGAAATGAGGTGATGCTTATTAGTGAGTTTAGAGCTGTTAGTAATTTCTGTTGTAAGCGTAATATTCCTTTTTATTATTCTTTTCGTGGAAGTAAATATGCCGCTTACCGTCTTAAACCTGATGATTCTAAAGTTATTCGCCTTGATAATGACTATTATGTTATATCAGCTACGTTATATCTTATGATTCGCAGGTATTTAGTTGCACTTAGAAAAGGAGATGGTTCCGCTGAGACTTTATTCCATTTATGATTCCAAGGCTGAACAGTTCAGTCCTCCGCAGGTTTACCACAATGATATGCTTGCGCTGCGAGCTTTTGAGGGTATAGTTAACGATGATAAAATGCTTATTAAAAAATATCCTGAAGATTTTACTTTGTATTACGTTGGCAATCTCGGTGACGGCGACGGTCGCTATTACGTTGAGAATTGTGACGAGTCCCACGTTCCTGTCATGGTTGGTCGCGCCATAGAATATGTGCAGCCTGTTGACAATGATTCTACTAAATGATAATCTAATAAAGAGCGTATCAGAAAAAGGACGATCTCACAGAGATCGCCCTTTTTTTGTGCGCCACGCTCGCCGCGTCTAGGCGCCTGCGAAAGGAGGTGAAAATATGAAATTTAAGACAGCTTATGATCCTGTAGAAGAACATGATCATTGCGGTATTGAGTTCACTATGCCTTCTCTAACGGTTCAGGACGAGAAAGATGAAACTGATATCAACTACATCGTCAATAAATATGCAGACGGTCAGAAAGGTATAGCCACTCTGGATCTCGGCGATAGCTCGCAGTATGCTTTCCTTCAGTTCGGAGATGCAACGCTTCCCGGTGATTATAGTACTGCTCTGGAGCTTGTGTCCGGAGTTCGTGAAGAATTCTACAGCCTGCCTGCTTACGTTCGAGCTAAATTCGGTCACGATCCTATGAATTTCATCGACCGATTGAATGATCCTGCAACGCTCGAATATCTCCAACAACAAGGTCTGTATGGCAGCAAAAATACCTTTGATGAACCACAACAGTCCGTAAGTAGTAAACAAACACAAGAAAAAAGTAACACTTTAGAACAAAATAATGAAGAAACACAAAAATAGGCGTCACCGAAGCCAGTTGCTTACTTGATGTAACTGGCGTAGGTGACGCAAAAATAATCTAAAACCTAAGAATAATTTGCTTTAGGTTAATTATTAGGTTTACACTTCGAAGAAGGTGAAATTTTGGCTCGGAAAAAAATAAGAGTTCGAGGACATCGCTTCAGCGATGCTCCTGCAATGTACATGAAAAGGACTAAGTTCGACCGTTCCCATGTTTATAAGACAACTTTTAATTCAGGCAGGCTTATACCTGTCTTTGTTGACGAGGTTTTGCCTGGCGATACTACACGTATGTCTGTTAATTACTTCGCTCGTTTGGCTACTCCTATTAAGCCTATCATGGATAATATTTATCTGGACTGGTTTTTCTTTTTTGTACCAAACCGTCTCGTTTGGGAACACTGGCAGAATTTCTGTTTTGAACAGGAAGACCCTGATGATAGTACTGATTATGTCATCCCTACTGTTACCGCTACTGGTAACTCTAATAATGCTTATGTAGGCTCTCTTTGGGACTATTTCGGCTTGCCCGTGAATACGTCTGGTAATTTATCTGGTATTAGCGCTCTTCCATTTCGTGGTGTTTACCTTATTTGGAATGAATGGTTTAGAGACGAAAACCTCCAGAAATCCGTCAAGATTCAGAAAGGCGATACCAACGAAGTATTGAACTCTGCCCGATCTGCTGAACAGCCTTCTTGGGTTTTCACGTCAGATACCAATATTGTTCCCGGCTTAGCCTGTCCGCCTCGCGGTAAGCGTCATGATTACTTTACTTCTGCTCTTCCATGGACACAGAAGGGACCCGGTGTATCTATAGGCCTTGCCGGTACCGCTACATTAGTTGATCCTAAGCCTGTTACAGGTTTTTTTGTTGCGCAGGCTAATGCCGATTTAGGCGCTGCACAACTTTCTAAAGATGGCGGCGTTCATAATGTTTATACTGGAACCGGTTCTTTAAACTATCAAGGTGGTTATGATGTTTCTATAGCTGGTCACGCTATTAAAGGTTCTGGTACGTCTCAGGTTGTTTGTAAACCTGGTTCTGCTTGGCTTTCTAAGGATTCTTACGCTGATCTTGATAGTTCAAGTATATTTACCATCAACAGTCTTCGTACTGCCTTTCAGATGCAGAAATTCTACGAACGTCTTGCTCGTGGTGGCAGCCGG